CGTCCGGGAAATCATAACTGCCGACCTGCTTGAAATATCCTTTACGTCCTACCCGTGTTTTCCTGACACGTCAGCAGAACTGCGGATGCTGTCCGACTACCTGACGACCCGTCAGCAGCCGAGCACGTCCCCCGCAATCCTGCTATCCCTCATCCAGAGACACGCAGAGATTGTCTTCGGGCGTGAATAGATACAGCATCACCCCGACAAGAGGTAACCCAATATGCAATACGTCCAAATCAGCCCCGCCGTCCATATCCCGACCGGTAAGGCAATCGCCCTGTATGAAATCTACACGGTAAAAGACCCGGTAACCGCCGCCGACCAACCCTTGAAGCGGATCATCGGCTACTACAACCTGTCCGACCTTCAAGCGTATGTCGCCGAATTGCAGGCAGTGGTAACCGCCCAGACACCGGCGGCACCTGCTACACCAGCCACGACCCCGACCGCCGCACCTGCTACACCAGCACCAGCAACTACGACCACAACCACAACGGCGACAAGCTGACCTTTCCGAAACTGACCTTTCTGAAAGGGACATCCCCGGAATGATTTTCGGGGATGTCTTTTTTTGCGCGGTGCCGCATAGATAAATCTGACGCACGACCATTCAGGGCTGTCGCCGACTTAGTTGTGCCCACCAGACCCATTAGCAATAAGGGAAACGAAATATGTTCCATACCGCAAAAGCAATTTCTGAGAAGAAAGCCGCCGCCGCCTTGAAGGTGGAAGAGGCAGGCAAAATCCTCAATGCCGCCCAGACCGAAAACCGGGAAGTCAATGAGGAAGAACGTTCCAAGTTTGACGCGCTTCATTGTGAGGCGAAGAAGATCGGCGAGGAAGTCGCCCGGCTGGAAGCCCAGCACGCCGCAGAGTTGAACTTCGCCCAGAAGCAACCCTTGACGGATACGCCTTACGACAAGAAGGACATCAAGAGGTATTCCCTCTTGAAAGCCATCCGGGAAATGTCCGACATGACCCGCCCCGGATTGACGGGCATTGAAAAGGAAGTCAGCGACGAAATCGCCAGCAGAACCGGAAAGAACCCGCAGGGGTTCTATATGCCGATGTCGTTGCCGATGTCCGGCAGGGTCAATAACGCCCTTGACACGACCGCCGGTGCTGGCGCAATTCAGACCACGGTTGATGCCGCACTGTTCATTGAAATCCTGCGGGCGAAGCTGCTCTTGACGAAGGTTGGCGCACGGTTCATTGGTGACCTTGTTGGAAACCTCGCCCTGCCGAAGCAGACCGCAAAGGCAAATGCCTACTGGGTGACGGACGGGAACAGCCCGACCGCAGGCGCACCCACTATCGGTCAAGTCGTATTCAACCCGAAAATCTGCGGTGCATACACTGACCTCAGCAGGAACTTTATCAAGCAGAGTTCTCTTGACGCCGAAATGTTCGCAAGGGACGACTTGGCACAATCCCTGGCACACGAAATTGACCGCGCTGCGTTCAATGGCAGTGGCGAGGGTGCGGAACCCTGCGGGCTGTTGCAGTCCAGCGCGATCCCCGTCGTTCCCCTCGGAACGAATGGTGCAGCCCCAACATGGGCATCGCTGGTGGAAATGGAAACGGTCGTAGCGTTGGCATCCGCCGACATCGGGGAAATGTCCTATGTCATGTCCCCGGCGGCAAAGGGCGTGTTGAAGACCACGCCGAAGACCAGCGCGGGTTACCCCGTGTTTATGTGGGAAGGTGCTGAAGTGAACGGCTACCCTGCCTTCAGTTCGGCAGCCATCCCCAGCGACCTAACGAAGGGTTACGGCACCGGATTGTCCGCCGTGTTGTTCGGCAACTTCAACGACCTGGTCGTGTGTCAGTGGGGTGGGATCGACATCCTTGTTGATCCCTACACCGGATCGTCAAGCGGAACCGTCCGGGTCGTGGCTCTCGCCGACACCGACATCAATTGGCGGCACGCCGAGAGTTTCACGAAGGTCGTGGACATGATCACGGGCTAACGCCTGATTAGAAATCCTCGTTTGTGGTGCCCCGCCGGGTTTTAGCCATATTTCCCGGCGGGGCATTCCTTTGCGCTTATGACCGACTGGATATACACATTACGACCGTGCCTAATCAATCGCCTCTGGACTGAGGCGGGCGACTGGTTACCCGTCAGTCGTGAGCGTGCTATACGTCTGCACGATGAAGGGGGTGCAATGGCGGTCCCGCGCCTGAAAATGACATTAGTTGAACTAGATACAGCAGACCCGGACAGGGCGCGGGACATTGTTTGTTTCGCATTCCGCTTCCTATTCGGTCTGCCAATTGAAGCGCGGGAACAATACGGGACGTTTGGAATAGGGGACTTGATGACATACACGGCAACACGGGATTTTCTCAAAGGTAACCGGGTCTATCCGGCGGGTAGTCCGTTGAACGATACGGAAATCCGGGGACGGCTCGCACAACTACTGGATACCGGTGCGGTCATTGAAACCCAAGACCTACCACCAGTGAAAGAGACCACGGTCGCCAAACCGGAAAAGGAAACCGAAGACCTACCGCCCGTCAAGGAAACCCAAGTCCGTAAGCAGAAGAGGGTCAATAAATGAGGGTTGGACTAACGAGAACCACGCCACCAACGACACAACTAATAACGACGGCACAGGTCAGGGCGCAGAGCCGGATTGACTCTGACTCTGGCGACGATGACCTGATCAGCACCTACATTGACGTGGCAACCGAACATTGCGAGGAAGATTGCAGCCGCAGTTTCATCACGCAGGGCTGGCAGTATTCCTGCGAGAAGTTTGATAAGCACCTTCACATTCCACAGTGGGTGGGGGCAACGGTACCGTTTTACTTTGATCTCGCGCCGCAGAAACGTATTCTCTTCCTACCGAGACCCCCGCTTCAATCCGTCCAGTCTGTTCAATACTTTGACGAAAACGGCGTGCTACAAACCCTTGACCCTTCGCAATACGTCGTGGACACGACGGGGATGTTTGGGTCTATCCGACCCGTGATGAATGGGCAGTGGCCACGCACACAGATCGATAATCCGGCGAGCGTTATCGTGTCCTACACTGCGGGATATGGGGACACGCCGGTCATGGTTCCGGCGGGCGCACGAATGGCGGTTACCTACTTTGCGGCTTACCTCTACGAATTTCGTGAGCCCGCCGTTATCGGAACCGTAGTAAATCAGATGACCATAAGCATAAAGGAATTACTTGACCCCATCAGAACCATCGAGGCGTAGCAAAATGAACGCAGGAAAACTACGTAAGCAAATCACACTACAGCACAACACGCCCACGACCAGCGCGACGGGTCAGCAGTCGCCTAACTGGGCGACTTATGCAACGGTCTGGGCGCAGGTGGTCGCCGAGACCAGCACCGAACATGAGGTAGGAAAAAAATTAGTCCCGGTTGGGACATGGAAAGTTACCATCCGCTACCGGGAAGACGTGACCGCCGAAGATCGGATCGTCTGGGGGTCTCGCATCTTGAACATAAGCGGCAGCCCGAACCCCGACGAACGACGGCGGCAACTCACAATGACAGCACACGACATAGGGGCGCAATGAGCAAAGACGGGTTCGTTTTTACAGGAATTGAAGACCTTGACAAGTCGCTCTCAGAGTTCGCCCGAAAGACCGTCAAACGGATTGTCACTCTGGGATTGAAAAAGGGTGCCGAGAATACACGCCAGGTGGCGGAAGACCTCGCACCGGTCAAGAGCGGGCGGACAAAAGAAAACTTGCATATAAATCTCATCCGCCGCAACAAAAAATACTTCGGTTGGAATGTGCAGGTAGGCGGTGGCGACTGGCGAGGCAACGACTTTTACGCCGGTTTCGTGGAAATGGGGCATCATCTCGGTAAGGCGGGCAACCTCGTCCGCTACTTACAACGACATAAGCAAGGTGATGCTGCTAGTCTGCTTGACCGAAGAAAATGGCTGGAAGGTAAGCATTGGCTCTTCCACGCATTCCGCGCCACGTTGAACGAGTCCAGAGACATCGCCATTGATACGATACGACAGGGAATTGAACGGGAACTAAAACGGCAGGCGAAGAAAGCAGCACGGCAGGCGGCTACATAAGTTATGCTCACAGAGATCTACGATTTCCTGTCCGAGAACTTCGCACCGCTTGGGACGATCTGCCCCGTTGCCGCCAGCGAGACCGCCGACTATCCGGTTATCCTCTATCAACTGGTAAACGACCGACCGACCCATACGCTTGACGGCACGGTGCCCACGACCACCAGCGAGATACGGATTGAAATCATGTCGCTGGATCACGCCCAGACGGACAGCATCGCAACGACCATATCCGCCGGTCTGGACGGTTACCGGGGAACGATGGGCGACATTTTCGTGATCGTCAAACGTCTGGACGGTGGGGACTCGGCGGTAGTGTATGACCCGTCTGCCGATGCTTGGGTCTATACCCGACAGCAGGACTATCAGGTTAGGTGGTGCGAAGTCCCGCAACAAGGTAGAACATTTTCTAAGGCGTTTTCCTCGGCGTTTGGAAATAATCCTGTCCGGGTCTCGGTTGCCCCAGTCGTGGTCAATGTCCGAAACAAGACCAATGAAGATGCGGCGTGGGAAAAGTTCCAAGTAGATTACGCCGCATTGAAACGGCAACGACCCGCATAGATAAAATATCATCCCCATTGAGGTAAGAATATGACGACCCCAACTACAGACAAGTTTGTCCTTTACGGCGAACAGACCACCCTTTCCGTAGCGGGAACAGTGGTAGCCCAAGTAATCAGTATTGATGGTCTTGGCGCAAGCCGAGCCAAAATCGGAATCAACACTCTCGGCGATAGTGTGAAGATGAACCGCACTTCAAGTTTGGAAGATGTGAAGGACGTAAAGGTTACCGTCCTTTACAGCCCAACCGCTCACGGCTCGTTGCTACGGGGTTGGCTGGAAGCGGTACCGCCAGCCAACGAAGAAACAATTGCGATTGCATTCTTCCAGCAGGGTCAGACAACCGCCGCAGAGACCTATTCCAACACAAAGGCATATGCGACCGACTGGACGATCAACAATGTCAAGGAAGATGGAAACGTGGAAATGGAAGTCACCATCGCCGCTAACGCCCTATGGACGACTGGCGGGACTACCTGATGCACCGACTACTTGGACATACGCAGAAATTGACACCCGTCGAGGCGTGGGGGGAAACCCTGTATGTGCGCAGGATGAGCGGACTAGCGCGGGAATGTGTCGCCGCCGAATTACAAAAGGAAACCCACGCCGTCAGTGTCCGTGCCATCGTCGTCAGGCATACGGCGTGCGACCAGTCGGGCAGCCCGTTATTCTCGGATGATGACCTGACAGACCTTTCCGCCGAGCCCTATAACGAATTGGATAAAATCTGCACGGTAGCTTATTCGTTGAACGAAATGACCGCCGCAGACATTGAAGCGTTGCAGGACTCGCTAAAAAAAATTGCTTCCGGCGTTTCCTCTTCCGCCTCGCCCGCACCCTCGGAAGGTCAGTAGAAGAACTGATTGCGACGGTGTCCGAGGATGAGCTGGATGAGCAATGGGCGCTAGAGCAAATAGACCCATTACCCGATACATGGATGCAAACGGGATTGACTTGCGCAACCATCGCCAACTTCTCAGTGAACAAGCCGAAAAAATGGCTGACCCCCGGCGACTTCATCCCCTTCCTAAAAGACCGCACGGGCGGGAAGCCCCGTCAATCCCAATCTGAAATGCGCGAACGATTACGACTGCTGGTCGCTAAATAGTGTATGGCAATCATCGGCGCATTAGACCTACTCTTTCGTGGCGACACCTCGGAACTTGACAAGGCATATGGCAAGGTCGTATCGGGCGCACGTCGTACCAAGCAACAGGTAGACAGTATTGACCTGTTCGGTAAGCTCAAAAAAGACGGGTCGGGCGCATTGCTGGACATCGCCAAAGGACTCGCCGCCCCTGTCGCCGGTTTCATGGCGTTGCATACCATCATTAGCAACATAACCGCCCAAATGGATAAGATGGCTGCGCTGTCAAAACAGGCGGGTCACCTCGGTATGGGCGTGGGAAATCTACAATCCCTTCAAGGGGCGTTCTCTAAGGCGGGTCTGAGTCCCGATGCGGTAGGCGGCACCCTGTCTAAACTACAAGAGCATACCGCCGAAGCCGTCCAAAATCCCAGCAGTGAGGGTGCGTCGGCATATCGGGAACTGGGGTTGAACGCCAGCAAACTATCAGGGATGGGCGGGGAAGACCAGTTCAAGACGGTCTTGGACGCGCTGGCGAAGGTGCAAAATGTCGGGGAACGAACCCGACTGGCGATGCAACTATTCGGCAGAGAGGCGGGTGCGGAAATCGCCACGGGGTTCTCGCATGGTTCTAAAGCCATTGATGAAGCACGGGAAAAACTGCAACGGTTCGGCGTGCTGCTGGATGACCAGGGGGCGTCATCGGTTGCCGCCGCAAAGCGTGCGGTGGACGACTACGGTCTTGCATGGCAAGGTCTCTGGCAGCAACTCACCGTCCACTACAGCCCCGACATACAGGCATTCTTTT